TCTCTATCGATCAATTCTGTGTTCCCCAATAATGACCAGATTATCGCTCTAGCGGCCCACAACGGCTTCCTAATCATCTTTGGTAGGAACAACATTGCTATCTATAGAAACCCCATAGATGTCACTACCTTAACCTTAGAAGACTTTATCCCCAATGTTGGCTGTATTGCTAGGGACTCTGTGCAGAACACAGGCACGGATATTATCTTCTTGTCTGACTCTGGTGTGCGTAGTCTCCAGCGGGTCATCCAAGAGAAGTCCCTGCCTATGCGGGATATGTCCAAGAACGTCCGTGATGACCTCATTGCCGCTGTAGCCTCAGAGACAGCCAGCACCATCAAGTCTGTCTACTATGACCGGGATGCCTTTTACCTGCTTACCCTGCCAGCAACCAAGGCTACCTACTGCTTTGATATGCGTGGTGCCCTTCAAGACGGCTCTGCCCGTGTCACTATATGGGATAGCCTTGAGCCAAAGGCCTTGTTTGTCAATCAGTCTAAGCAACTGTTGCTGGGCAAGCCTGGGTATATTGGTCGATACTTTGGACACCTAGATAATGCCTCTACCTACCGTCTACAGTATTACACCAACTACTTTGACTTTGGTAGCCCAACAGCCTTAAAAGTCCTTAAAAAGATAGGATTTGTGGTTATTGGAGGCTCTGGAGATGCCGTAGCCATCAAATGGGGCTTTGATTACAAAGAAAATTACAATAGTGAAACAAAAACACTTGACATCGGCGTAGTTTACGAGTATAATATTGGGGAATACAACATTGCTGAGTTCTCCAACGGTGTTGTCCTAGACCAGTTCCAGATCAATGCAGGCGGTAACGGGGCTGTTATGCAACTGGGCTTAGAAGCAGAATTAAATGGTGATCCTCTTTCTATTCAGAAAATCGATGTCTATGTCGCACAAGGGAAAACAGTATGAGCAATTACACGAAAGCAACTAACTTTGCATCTAAAGACAGCCTTAGCACTGGTAATCCAGCAAAGGTTATCAAGGGCACTGAGATTGATGCAGAATACACCGCTATCGCATCTGCTATATCATCCAAGGCAGACAGCAATAGCCCTACCTTTACAGGCACTCCATTAGCGCCTACAGCATCTTCTGGCACTAGCACTACTCAGGTTGCTACCACAGCCTTTGTTGCTACTGCTGTAGCTGCGGCGTTCCCTAGTGGCGGTATCATCATCTGGTCAGGCTCTGCTGCTTCTATACCGTCTGGTTGGTATCTCTGTAACGGCTCTAACAGCACTCCTGACTTAAGAGATAAGTTTGTTGTTGGTGCTGGTTCTACTTACACCGTAGGTGACACTGGAGGCTCTGCTACTGCAACCCCTGCTGGTTCTATTAGTGTTGCCGGTACTGCGCTGACTGAAGCACAGATGCCTAAACACTATCACCAGATGGTTGGTCCAGGGTCTGTTACAGTTCCCCAAAATAACCAAGGTAACTATAATATTTTTGGTGGCGGTACTCCTGATGATTCTGCTCTTAGTTATGGTACTTGGTCTACTGGTGGAAGCGCCGCTTCAGGGTCTACAAGCACAGGGACATCTAACGGTGACTCACATACGCACACAGCAACCTTTACTGGTACTTCAGGAACTAACCTGCCACCATACTATGCACTTTGCTACATTATGAAGGCCTGATGAATAAAGAACAAATAAAAGAATACCTAACTAAGTCTAAAGATACCAGAATTAGATTAGACAACTTAGTTGAGAATGAACATGGTTTTATGTCTTGGACTGAGCACGATGATGCTTTAGTTGCTCTGCAAGTTTATGGTGATGGGCATTACTGGAATATCTATCTCAATGAACTAGCAAAGCAGTTAGGCTACAAGAAGATACTCATGGGCACTAAACGTAATTATAAAGCATTTGAGAAGAAGTTTGGATTTAAACTAACTGGTTATATTTTAGAAAAAGAGGTAATCTAAATGAGTGAAGTAGTCGGAGCCGTTATAGGCGCTAGTGCGTCAAGATCCGCAGCTAATAAGCAAGCAGCCGCAGCTAGGTATGCAGCCGATCAGCAATTAGAAGCCGCTCGATTAGCAGCCGAAGAAGCCAGATTTAGGCCTGTAGGCATCTCTACTAGATTTGGGCAATCACAGTTCCAGTTTGGTCCTGAGGGCCGCCTTACTGGTGCTAGTTATACCACATCGCCAGAGATACAAGCATTACAAGACAGGCTCTCTACTCTCTATGGAGACAGTCTAGGCCTTGCTGAACGTGCTGTAGCGCCTTCTGAGACCTTGTTTGGCCTTGGTCAACAGTATCTTGCACAATCTCCAGAACAGGCTAGAGCCAAGTATCTGCAAGAACAGTATGCAATGCTTGATCCTATCCGTCAGCGTGAAGAACAAAGACTAGGCGCTTCTGTGTTTGGTCGTGGTCGTGCAGGCCTCAACATTGGCGATGTAGGTCAACCTGAGTTGGCTGCCTTGGCTAATGCACGCCGCACACAAGATTTACAATTGGCTGCACAGGCAGAGCAGGAAGCAAGGAATCGTATCAACTTCGGTACTGGATTGTTTGGTGAAGCCGGTAGACTACAGACATCAGCATTGGCACCGTTCCAGACTCAGTTTGGTGTGTCTCAATTGCTTGAGCAGGCAGGTCAGCAACCTTTGGACATCGGTGCTCAGTTGGGCGGCAGATCAGCAACAGCAGGAGCACAGGCTGGTCAGATGCTATTAAGAGGTGGTTTAGATGCAGCTTCAACCAGACTTGGTGGACAGCAACAGCAGATTGCCGCTAATCAGTTAGCAGGCCAGAACCTGATGGATAAGTTCTTTAAGAGCCTAAACTTTGGTGGCACACAAGCACCAGCACCACAGTCTACTGCTGGTTTCTATGGTGGTACTAGCGGTAGCGGTTTTTCTTATAATCCTGACATTGATACAGCAGGTGGTTATTTTGGAAGTTCTTCAGGTCTTGAAAATATGAGTGGTGGCTACACCCCAATGTAAAGGGAAATACAAATGGCAGAGCAAACATTATTTGGTTCTTACAACCCAGCACTGATACAGCAGGCTATCGATGCTGAGAGAGAACGTAACCTATTAGAACAGGCTAAGTTAACCCCACAACAGATTACCTTGCTTGGCGCTGCTAGATCAGGTCAGCAGTTAGGCAGTGCTTTGGGTGGAGTTGTTGGTAACCTGTTTGGTACCACACCAGTGCAGGACCCAAGGCTACAGCAGGCACAGTTGGGTCAGCAGGCCTACCAAGAAGCCTTAGATGCCTCAGGTGGCGATGCCTCTTCACCAGCATTCTTTAAGAAGTTATCTTCTTCTGCGGCTAAGTTGGGTGTAACTACATTGGCTCAACAGGCTGCTCAACAGGCTGCTAAGTTAGAGGCTGAGCAGGCGTTAGGAATACAAAGATTTGCTGCTGCGCAAGCATCATTGGCTCAAGCAGCTAAAGAAAGGACACCAGAGGCACCGCTGACCATTGCTGATCGTACTCGTCTAAATGAGTTAATACAGCAGTTTGGTACCAACGAAGGCGCTAGACGGTTTAGAGCAGAGCGTGATGCAGCAGAACGGAGCAGAGCAGGCGCTGGTGCTTCTAAAATTGAAGTCATGGGTCAAGGAAATGTCCTTGATATTGACAAAGAAGATGCTAAAGGTTATAGGCTATCTAGAGAGTCTGCATCAAAAGCACTACCTGTATTGACTAAAATGCAGAGTTTACTAGATTCTCCTCAAGGAATCATTGGAGGAACTGCAACAGAGGCTCGTACTGGTTTCTTAAAGGCGCTTGACACTCTTGGAGTTAGTACAGCAGAAGCAAGAAAAGCAATTTCTAACACAGAACAGTTTAACATTCAAGTTAGAAACTTATTACAAAGCATTATTAAACAGTTTGGATATAACCCATCCAACGCTGACGTAAAGTTTGCTTTAGAATCTTTACCAAATGCTTCTAACTCACCAGAAGGTCTTCGTGCAATTCTTAATGCACTTGTTAAGGCTAACAAAGACCAACTTAATGAATCAACAAGGGCTTTGGATTATTTCCGTAAGAACAAAGGAAGTTTTGAAGGATTTACTCCTAATCTTGATATTGTTTCTCCGGGTGGTGGTCCTAAACCACCGTCTCAGATGACTGATGAAGAACTTCGTTCTGAGATTGCTCTTCGCCGTCAACAAAAATAGTAAAGGAAAATAATGGCATCTTTACAAGAACTTGAAGCAGAGTTAGCCAAAAGAGAGCAAGAATCTTTTAGCGTATCTAAGGCTGCTCAAGCGTTTGCAGCCGGCGCTGCTCGTGGTGGCTATGGTGTAACTACTCTTCCTGTGTTACCTGTAGACATAGCAAGACAGGTTGCTGGAAAGACTTCTGGAATAGAAGAGGGTGCAAAAGCATTAGGGATTAAAACAGAGGCAGACTTTCCGGGTTATGAACGGTTCTTTAGAGCAGGGGAAGGAGCCGCTCCAGGGGCTGGTTTTGGGGCAACTACAGGCGCAGCATTAGGCCCAGTAGGTATGTTAGGCGGTGCTTTAGTAGGAGGTCTTGGTGGATTGGTCTCAAACGTAGCAGCAAAAGAGTTATTTCCGTCTTCACCTGCTGCTCAAATGGCAGTAGGATTACTAGCACCTAGCGGTGTTGCTGCCGCACGGGCACGGGCGGGGGGTGCCCCAAAAGGAATAGAGGGTCCTGTAACTCAATCTGAAACAGGCATCACTGAAACCGCTGGTCAACGTACTGGCGCACCTTTGGCTCTGCTTCAAGAAGAGAAGATTAGACGGTCTGCACAGGCAGGCCCAGTTGCGTCAGCTTTTGATGTAGCACAGGCTCAGTCCGTAGATGGGTTTTTAGGGAATATACAGAAGTTTAGTGCAAACCCTAATTTAAATGCAGAGCAAATTACTCAAGGTATTTATAAAGCCTACGATAATTTTGCAACACAATTACAAAATAAGTTTAAGGCAACTAATACTGCAAACTTTAATAATGCTAAAAAAGAGGCAGGAACCGCATCAATTATACCTACAAACAACGTACAACAAACAATTGATCGGTTGATTGCTCAGTACGATAACCCAGAAGTTCCTGGTATGCAAGCAATAGTAGGTTCTTTACGTAGAATTAAAAGCGAATTAACAACTACTACCACAACTGGGGGTAGGATTGTAGATGAGCGTGGTGTTCCTTTTGCTGAACCTACAACAACGGTATCCCCAAACAATATTAGTATAGACAGATTACAGCAAAACTTATCCGCTTGGGGCGATGCAGCTTATAAAGGTACGTATTCCGTCCCTGGTAAAAAAGTATCGGAATTTTCAGACGCTTCCCCTGGTGTTGTAAAGGGCATTGCTAGGCAAGTTTTAGGTGCGTTTAGAGACGATTTAAATGAAGCGGCTGAGTCAGGTGTTCGTGGTGCCGGGACATTAAAGCAGGCTAGAGATGCATTTAGAGAAAACTTACAGGTTTTGGATGACTATGCGTCTAAACCACTTGTAAAATACTTTGACCAACCTTCTGCGAATGCTTTGGTGCCAGAAGACGTGGTAACTAAGTTTGTCAATTTACCAGCAACACAGAAAGCAGATGCCGCTGCTGTGCTCCGTAGTGCTCGTCCAGACATCTGGGAATCTCTTAGAAGCCAAGGCTTGGGACAGATATTAGAACCTGCCCGTATTGGAGAT